ATGATAAAGTTGGTAAAAATGGTGTAGTATTAATGGAGGAGAGTGAATCAGAGGATACATATGTTGATGTAGTAGATGGCGTTAAGGTTGAGTGTGGTATAACATCACCTCACTTTGTAACAAACACGGATAAACATACATGTGAATTAGATAATCCACTAATTCTAATATGTTCATCTGAGATACCTAACATACGTAAAATACAATCTATACTTGAATATGTTATAAAATCTAATAGATCACTACTAATAGTAGCCCCAGTAGCTCAATCAGTAAAAGCTGCTTTAATGATGAACAAAGTAAAAGGTAATATAAAAATCAATATAATTGACTTACCAGGCTTTGGTCCCACTAAAAAAGATGCTACAGAAGATTTAGCTATATTAACTGGAGCAACAGTACTTAACGAAGAGCTAGGTGACGATTTAGATCTTATGAAACCAGAACACTTAGGCGAAGCTGAGTTTTCAGTAACAGACGACAAACACACTGTATTAACACTCGAGGGTATGACCGATGGTATTGAAAATAGAATAGATGAGCTTAATAGTAAACTAGCTAAAGAAAAAAGTGGATACATAAAAAAGAAACTAGAAGAAAGGTTAGCCATGTTGTCTGGTAGCGTTGGTATTATAAGGGTTGGTGCTGGTTCTAAAGTTGAACTTAAAGAAAAGAAAGATAGAGTTGAAGATGCTATCTATGCTACCAAAGCAGCACTACAAGAAGGTATAGTGCCAGGAGGTGGTGTAGCACTACTAAATGCATCTCAAAAAATTTCGACCGGACCAGCCGGTAAAGTTTTATTAAACTCTTTATCTTCTCCATTTGAAACTATAATGGATAACGCAGGCATGAAGCTTAACACCGGTATGAAAGAAGGTTATGGTTGCAACGTAATAAACGGTACATTTGTTAAGATGATCGATGAAGGTATTATTGATCCAGTACTTGTAACTAAGTCTGCACTTAAAAATGCTGTAAGTGTAGCTTTAACAGTGATGTCAGCAGATTGTGTAATTTCAAATATAAGAGTAGAAAATGCAAGCAGTTAACGATTATGTAATAGTTGATATAATAAAAGAAGGGCCAAAGAAAGTTGGTGGCCTTATATTAACTGATGAAACAGATGAAACAAACAGATATAGAAAAGCAAACATTATATCTGTAGGTAATATGGTTGAAGTAGTTAAACCAGGTAATATAATATACTACGATGCTATCGCTGGCCACGATATAGCTTATAATGACACTATGTATAGAGTTATTCGTGCTAGAGATATAGTTATAGTAGAATAATTACTATTTACTAAAAACGTGTAATTACTATTAAAGTAGATTATACGTAAACTATAAACCATAAACAATAAACAAAAAATCAAAATCAATTAATTAATAATCATTTAAAAAAATAAAAATATGAAAAAATTTGTTGTATTCCACGCTAGCGCTGTTGACAGTAATTCTGTAGGGTCAGCTGACGATGGAACAAACTTAGATTTAGCAGCGTTTGATTTAAACGACTTACAAACAATGACTGGTACTGAAGATACGGTTGAACTGACGTTTAATGAAACAGGTATGTTCAACAAGCACTTTGGAGTTGGTGACGCTGGAGGTGAAGGTATTGAAAACTCTTTAGTTATCTTAACTGTAGCTGAAGGAAAAGAGGCGGATGTTATCAAAGACATTGCTGCTTTAGCTAATGCTAGCCAAATCAATGGTGTTGCAGTCCCTGTTTTTGACGCTGTTAATAGTAAATATCCTATTAACAATGTTACTGCTATAGCTATTAGAAGAACTACTACTACTAGAGTTATATCAGCTGCTTAATCTTAAATGAGATTAACTAGTCACGATTTACGTGATTTACAAATCCTTAAGTATTACAGGCTCGTTCGTAAATGGGCCTGTAAAACTTATGGGTTGACAGACGCTGATCTTGAGCTATTAATTTATTTAGACTGCAAAGGAAGATTTACGCGTCAACAATTTATCGACGGTACATACACAATGAGTTGGGATAAAAACCGTTGGGAAAAATTAAGGAGGAATGGTTGGATCGAAGCGTGGCGACACAGAAACAGAACAACCATCAAATACTCTGTATTCAAAACCTCCTTTAAGTGTTCGCACTTAATAAGTAGAATATATAGAATACTCTTGGGTGAAGAGGATATACCAACATCAGAGAAGAGTATATTTTTTAATAACAAGTCATACACCGATAAGGTAATGAATAAGTCTATCGATGATATGATAAAAGATAATGAAAGATGATAGGAAAATTTATAGGTGGCTTATTCGGCAAAGTAGTAGACAATGCAGAAGGAATACTTGACAAGGTTATTACAACAGACAAAGAGCGCGATGAAGCGAAGCTCGCTCTTAGAAAATTATTACTTGAAGCCGAAACTGAAGCTTTCAACAAAGAGGTCGAAGACAGGAAGAGCGCTCGTGATATGTATAAAGACGATGCACTTATTCAAAAGATACTTGCGACGTTATTTACAATCGCGTACTTTGGATTAAGCTTTATGATGTTTAGATACTTCGTAATGGGTGATCTAGAGTTAGGAGAATTTGAGATAAGTTTTATCTCTACAATATTTGGTGCTATGAGTGCTAAGGTTAATACGGTAGTCGATTTTTTCTTCGGCGGATCGTCAAAGAAAAATGAACAACAAAATAATAAATAAATTATGGGAATAAATTCACAAGGGGTTGCTTACAACTTCGGACAATTAGGATCTGCTCTCTTAAGCGGTGCTGATAATACAATAACAGCACCGGAAGGTCAAGTAATTGTAGCAATAACATTTTTAGGAGACACAACTAACACTGGAGCACTAAGTGCTTTGGTTTCATCAGATAATACAAAATTTGTAAACCATGATGCTTCTGCTCACAGTACAGGTACTTACACTAGAACAGTTGATGGCGCTAGTAGTGCAAATAAAGTAATATTCGATGAAGAAAATACTATTTCAGGTAACAACACTATTGAGGTTGGCGATGAGCTTTATATAACAAGTACTGGTGTTAGTTTAGGAACTGTAACAGCTTTAAATCCAGATGGTGATAATACTAAAGAAATAAGTAGAAGCACAACTACTACAATGGGTGACGGAATTACTATAACTTTTGTAAAGCCAAAATTGTCAGGCTATAGAGGTGTTGGTGGCATGACTCTTACTGCTAGTCATAAAATCCCAGCTGGAACAACAATATATGGAAGGTGGGATTCTATTTCAGCTAATCATGCAGAAGATCTTTTAATAGTTTATTTCGGTGAATAATGGCTTTAGGTTCTGCAAATAATAGCGCTCAAGCTAGAGGTAAAAATAAAGCTGTAAAAATTAAAAGGCGTAGAGAAGTTAGAAGCGCAATAAACTACAGATCTATTGGTTGTGGAAGAAAAGCTGCAAATCACCCAGCATCTTGTTCTGGTACACCTGTAGGAGAGGTGTTTTACCATAATGGTAGTAGTGCTATTCCAGCTGTTAACGATGTAGTTTACACTAGTAAAAGAGCACGTAATCCAAATTCATTTGAAGCTGGTTTTTACAAGGTTGACGGCGGTGGAGGTAGATTTAAAACTTTAGAAATAAATAGCGCTGGAGTAGTAGTAGCAACACAAAATTGTTAATGAAATATGGGATTTAAAAACAATACAATAGAATACGGATTTGGACAAATGGGTTCAATACTTATAACAGGTACAACTAATGCTGTTACCTGTAGAGATGTTGCTAATACAACATTTAAAAGTAATAACGCTGTATTTGTTGCTATACAGTTTTTAGAAGATACAGTATTTGATAATGCTGGTTTAACATCAGAAGATAACAACATATACATAAACGATACAGTTGCTTCAACTAGTATAGATGCTAATGGAGGTGCTGTTACAGATGGTGTTACATTTCCAAAAGGATTAACAATATACGGTAGATGGACCAGCATACTACTAGATAGCGGAAAAGTAATTGCTTATATAGGTTACTGATGTTAGGATTATCAAGTGGACTAGTATTTAATAATTACCCTATTGAAATAATTCCAACAGATATATCTGATTTAGTAGGTTGGTGGGATTTTACTGATGCTTCATCAATGTATACAGACGCTGGGTCTACAAATGTTTCTTCTAATGGAGATCTTGTAGAAAGAATAGATAATAAAGCCTACACAAATAACAACTCCTCTGTAATGCTTGGAAGGTTTATGGCAAGAAAAACCACAAGTGGAGATGATTATGCTAATAAATATGTTACCGGCGGAAGTAATGGTAAATCTTATATATCTTTTGCTCTAAGAGGTGGTTTAGTAACAGCGCCAGCAGATGCATATGGTGGAATTGACATAAGTGGTAGTGGTGATTATAGAGTTAGTACGTCTACTGTTTCTTCAGATAGCTGTACGTATTTTACCGTTGGTGGACAAGGTGCAAATCCTATTGGTCTACCAAACGATACAGGCCCTAGAAACATATTATTTAATATTCAAGGAAGTCAAATGGTAGGAGGATTTCCGAATACTATAACAGCTACTGGAATGGCTATAAATAATGGGGGATCACAACCAAATTGTTGGAATCCTGTTTGGGGTAGCGGAACATTTTTACACCCCATGACAGGAAATATTTCTGATGGGTTTACTAATGGCTTGATAAACGATAGTGGTTCTGGAGCTCAAATACTAACTGTTCAAGGTGCTGGCAATGGATCATCTATAGTGCGCAAAAATGGAGTTGGCGGTACAACAACTGGAGATAGCGATAGTGTTAGTGATGTAGCATTTCAATATGATTTTGACTCTACCGCTGGTGGTATTAGCAACCCGCTATGGAGTTTCATGAAAGTATCAATAGGTAATGAATATACCCACACTTTAGTATCAAACACTTGGGCCGAAGAAGCCCAAGGTTGGGGAACAACTGTTGATTTAGCAGATGATCAAACACATTCTATATATGAGGTTATATTTTACAATAGAAAATTATCATTAAACGAAATGGTTGCAGTGGAAAAATACTTAAAAACAAAATACGGAATATCGTAATAATTAATAATTAAATAAAATTAAATAAAATGGCAAAAAAAGAAAAAACGGTTGAATTAAAACCTAAGGTAGATAAAATATCTGACGAACATTTAAAAGATTTACAAAAAGTTGTAAATGAAGTTAATGGTCTACAATTTAAAGTAGGTCAATTAGAAAGTCAAAAACATAATGTTCTTCATGAATTAGTTTTATCTCAAAACAAAATAATTGAAATGCAAGATATGTTTTCAACAGAGTATGGCTCGTTTGATATAAACATAGCTGATGGAACCATTAATTGGGATGGAGATGAAAAATAATATAATAAGAAAAATTACCATAGGTAAAGACTATAAAAACGATTCAATGCACTATGCTGTAGATCAAGAAGTTTATGGTGGTCATAAAATCTGTGATATAATAGAAGAGGAAGACAAGTACTGTATTTATATTAGAAAACAAGAGGTTGTTATACCTTGGAAAGATTTTAATAAGAATATGGCTATATCAGTTGAGTATAACTTAGAGTACTAATGAATGCCTACAAAGATTATATTGTTTCTCCTATGGGTGAGCGCTATAATAATAGTGTACAAGTTGGAGAACAAGAGTTGATATTAAACACTGAAATATTTAATCATCAATATATAAACAGACTTGCAAAGATAATCGCTACTCCACTATTGTTTCAATCACCTTTAAATGTAGGTGATGAAGTAATAGTACATCACAATGTCTTTAGAAGATGGCACGATATGAAGGGTAGAGAAAAGAATAGTAGATCTTATTTCAAAGAAGATAAATATATAATATCACAAGATCAAATATATTTATATAAAAAAGACGATTGGTCTGCTATGCCTGGTTATAGCTTTGTTAAACCGCTAAAGTCTATTGATAGCTTAGAAGCGGAAATAGAAAGACCATTAATTGGTATTATCAAATACTCTGATGGTAGCTTTAATAAAGAAGAGCTAGTTGGTTTTGCACCTAGTATGGAATACGAGTTTATCGTTAATGGAGAAAGATTATATAGGGTTATGAATAAATTTATTACAATTAAATATGAATATAAAGGAAACGAAGAAGAGTATAATCCAAGCTGGGCAAAAAGCGGTTGAAGAATTAATTAAAGTAGCTAAAGAACCTATTGTTGATTCAGACGACGATATATCAGCTGACAGATTAAAAAATGCAGCTGCTACTAAAAAGCTAGCTATATTCGATGCTTTTGAAATACTTAATCGTATAAATGAAGAAGAGAATATGCTTGAAGGTAAAGTAGAAGAAAAAAAAGAAACAACATTTAAAGGCTTTGCAGAAGGTAGATCAAAATGAATTACGAACAAAGTTTATATAAAATAGTAGAACCAGTAAAACTAACTACCATAAAAAGATTAAACAAATCTAAAAAGTGGGAGTATGGATATAACAAAGAAAACGATATTGTTGTTATATCTAAGACGGGTATGATTGGTGATATTATAGAAATACAAGGTTTGCAAATAGCTTTACCTAATCAACCTAAAAAAATATATTCTTGTAGCGATAAAAAAGAAGAGCAAAAATGGAAACAATTTCCAGCTAATCCAGCTTTTAAGAAAATTAAAACTGTATTTGACTGGCAAGATTATCCAGATGATTTTAAACAAAGTCACTATGAATATATAGATGAAGAGTTTAAAAGAAGAGAAGAAGGTTTCTGGTTCATCAACAACGACGAACCAACCTATATAACAGGAACACACTACATGTATTTACAATGGAGTAAAATAGATGTTGGTGCACCAGATTTTAGAGAGGCAAATAGATTATTCTTTATATTCTGGGAAGCTTGTAAAGCAGATAAAAGAAGTTACGGTATGTGCTATTTAAAAAATAGACGTTCTGGTTTTTCTTTTATGAGTTCAGCTGAAACTGTTAACTTAGCCACATTAGCTAGTGATAGTAGATTTGGGATATTGTCTAAAACCGGTGCTGACGCAAAGAAAATGTTTACCGACAAGGTAGTACCGATTAGTTTAAATTACCCTTTCTTCTTCAAACCAATACAGGACGGTATGGACCGGCCAAAGTCCGAGCTCGCTTACAGAGTGCCAGCAAAAAAGTTTACTCGTAAAAAAATACGTGAACGTGAAGAGATGGATGATGTTGAAGGATTAGATACAACTATAGATTGGAAAAATACAGGTGATAATAGTTATGATGGTGAAAAACTAAGTTTATTAGTTCATGATGAGAGTGGTAAGTGGGAAAGACCTGATAATATAAAAAATAACTGGCGAGTTACAAAAACGTGTTTACGACTAGGTAGTAGAATAGTTGGTAAGTGCATGATGGGAAGCACATCTAACGCATTAGATAAAGGAGGTGATAACTTTAAAAATTTATATAATGATTCAGATGTTACCAAGCGAAACAGAAATGGACAAACTAAGTCGGGATTATATTCTTTGTTTATTCCTATGGAATGGAATTACGAGGGATTCATTGATGAATTCGGACGACCTGTGTTCACTGATCCTGAGCAACAAACATTTGATCCACACGGATTAGAAATAGAACAAGGTGTGATAGATCACTGGGAAAATGAAGCTGAAGGAATGAAAGACGACCAAGACGCTTTAAATGAATTTTACCGTCAGTTTCCAAGAACAGAAGAACACGCGTTTAGGGACGAAACAAAAAATAGTTTATTTAATCTTATAAAGATATATGAGCAAATAGATTATAATGAAGGAAATAGAAACTCTTCGGTATTAACAACTGGTAACTTTCAATGGGCTGGTGGTAAAAAAGATACAATGGTAACTTTTAACCCAGATCCAAATGGTAGATTTAAAGTTAGTTGGGTACCAGGAGGTAAATTACAAAATAACGTTATATTAAAAAATGGCGTAAAATATCCAGGCAATGAACACATGGGTGCATTCGGTTGTGACTCATATGATATATCTGGAACAGTAGATAAACGAGGATCAAAAGGAGCTTTGCACGGATTAACAAAGTTTTCAATGGAAGACGCACCAGCAAATACCTTTTTCCTTGAATACATAGCAAGACCACAAACAGCTGAAATATTTTTTGAAGATGTTTTAATGGCATTAGTATTTTACGGCATGCCACTACTTGCTGAGAATAACAAACCAAGGTTATTATACTATTTGCGTAGAAGAGGTTATAGAGCTTTTAGTATAAATAGACCTGATAAAGTTTGGAATAAATTATCAACAGCAGAAAAAGAAGTTGGTGGTATACCAAACTCTAGTGAAGATATAAAGCAAGCTCATGCTGCTGCAATTGAAATGTATATCAACGATCATGTTGGTTTATTAGAAGATGGTACTTATGGTACTATGTATTTTAATGAGACATTAAACGACTGGTCAAAGTTTGATATAAATAGAAGAACGAGGCATGATGCCTCTATAAGTTCTGGCTTAGCAGTAATGGCTTGCAACAGACATTTATACCGACCAAATCCAAAACAAAAAAGAGAACCATTAAATTTAACCATATCAAAATATAATAACGCTGGATTTTCATCTAAGATAATTAAAAATAAAATATGAGACAAGAACACTCTATACATTTTCCATCACAAGCTGTTAGCGATTTAGAAAAGCTAAGTGAAGATTATGGTTTAAAAGTAGCAAGAGCTATAAGACACGAGTGGTTTTCAGGAACTACATCAAAATATAATAGTCATAAAAACAACTTTCATACACTAAGATTATATGCTAGAGGTGAACAACCTATACAAAAGTACAAAAATGAATTATCTATAAACGGTGATTTATCTTATTTAAACTTAGACTGGAAGCCAGTACCTATTATACCTAAGTTTGTTGATATCGTTGTTAACGGTATGGCTCAAAGAAACTATGAGATAAATTGTTTTTCACAAGATGCTTACGGCGTTAGTAAACGTACTGAGTATATGGAATCTATGCTTAGAGATATCAGGGCTAGAAAGTTTGATCAAATAGCTATGCAACAGTTTGATATTGATCTTACAGAAAATGAACCAGATAAATTACCTGATACAGAAGAAGAACTAGCTTTACATATGCAGCTTAATTATAAGCAGGCTGTTGAAATGGCTGAAGAGCAGGCTTTAAATGTATTGATGGAGAACAGTGATTATGATTTAATTAGACGAAGAGTTTTATACGATTTAACTGTGTTAGGTATTGGTGCAACTAAAACAACATTTGATTTTAGCAGTGGAGCTAAAGCGGAGTATGTTGATCCAACTGACTTAGTGTATTCTCACACAGAGTCACCTTATTTTGATGACGTATATTATATTGGTGAAATAAAAGAATTACCAATAAATGAATTAGTCAAACAATTTCCTAGTTTATCAGAAGAAGAAATAAAAGAATTATCAGACAAGTACGCTTATCCTTTAGATTACGTAACAAATAGAGATAAAAATAAAGTTCAAGTTTTATATTTTAATTATAAGACACATATGAATGATGTTTATAAACTAAAGAAGTTAGCTACTGGTGCTGATAAAGTCATAAAAAAAGATGATACATTTAATCCACCTAAAGATAAAGAAGGTGAGTTTAGTAAACTAGAAAGAGTTATAGAGGTTTTATATGAAGGTGTATATGTTATTGGTGCTGATAAACTATTAACTTGGAAGATGTGTGATAACATGATGCGTACAGACTCTGATTTTTCTAATGTAAAAATGAATTATCAAATTGTAGCACCAAGAATATATGAAGGAAGAATAGAAAGTTTAGTTGGTAGAATAACTAGTTTTGCTGATATGATACAGCTAACACATTTAAAGTTACAACAAGTAATGGCACGTATGGTTCCTGATGGTGTTTACTTAGATGTTGACGGTTTAGCTGAAGTTGATTTAGGTAATGGAACAAACTATAATCCACAAGAAGCTTTAAATATGTTCTTTCAAACTGGTAGTGTTGTTGGTAGAAGTTTTACTTCTGAAGGTGATATGAATCCAGGTAAAGTACCAATACAGCAAATAAACAACGGTGTTAATAGTGGTAAACTACAAAGTTTAATTACTACTTATAACTACTATTTACAAATGATTAGAGATGTGACTGGATTAAATGAAGCTAGAGATGCTAGCACGCCGGATCGTAACGCTCTAGTTGGTGTACAAAAAATAGCAGCAGCAAATTCTAATACAGCAACAAGACATATACTACAGTCAATGTTATATATCACTGCTGAGGTAGCAGAGTGCTTGTCTTTACGTATAGCTGACATAATTGAATACTCGCCAACAAAAGATGCTTTCATAAGAGCTTTAGGCGCACACAATGTTGCTACATTAGATGAAATGTCAGAGTTACATTTATATGACTTTGGTATATTCATAGAGTTACTACCTGATGAAGAAGAAAAACAATTACTAGAAAATAATATTCAAGCAGCACTAGCTCAACAGTCTATAGATTTAGACGATGCGATTGATTTAAGAAACGTTAGAAATATAAAACTAGCTAATCAATTGTTAAAAGTTAAAAGAAAAAGAAAACAAGAGAGAGATCAGGCAATGCAACAGCAGAATATTCAAGCTCAGTCTCAAGCAAACCAACAAGCACAGCAAGCTGCAGCACAAGCTGAAGTGCAAAAGAACCAAGCTAAAACACAAGCTGATGCTCAACTAGAGAGTACTAAAAACGAATTAAAGATAAAATACTTACAGCAAGAAGCTGAAGTTAAAAAAGATTTAATGCAGCTTGAGTTTGAATTAAACTCTAGATTACAAAACATAAAACAAGGTGCTAGTTCTCAGCTTGAAGCACGAAGAGAAGACAGAAGAGATCAGAGAGTTAACATGCAAGCTGATAGGCAAAAAGAAATGATTGCTCAAAGAAGTGGGGGTGAACCACTTAAAAAGTTTGAGTCATCAGGTAATGATATAATTACAGGGGATGCAGGTTTAGATCTGTAATCTTTATTTTTAATATTTTATAAAATTTTATTATGGCAGAAGAAAACAAAGAGGTTATTGAAGAAATAACTGAAGAACAAAATGAACAACCTTTAGAAGAGGCGGTAGAAGAAGTTATTGATGAAACTAAGTTTGATAGTGCTGATGACCCAGATGTTATCAAAGTAAACTTAGACGCTCCACCACCTGAACCAAAAGAAGAAGTTGTTGAAGAACAAAAAGAAGAGGTTGTTGAAGAACAAAAAGAAAACGTAGAAGAACCTACTGAACAACCAGTAATGGAAGAGATTACTGAGGAAACAGTAGAGGAAGTACAAGAAGCAGTTGAAGAAGCAGTTGAAGAAGCTATTGCAACTGGAAAACCACTACCAGAGAATATACAAAAACTAGTAGATTTTATGGACGAAACAGGTGGTGACTTAGAAGACTACGTAAACCTAAACAGAGATGTTACTAAAATGGACGACTCTGATGTGTTAGATGAATACTATCGATCTACTAAACCTCATTTAACAGCTGAAGAAAGAAACTTCTTAATGGAAGATACTTTCAGTTATGATGATGAGTTAGATGATGATAGAACTAAACGTAAAAAGAAAATAGCCCTCAAAGAGCAAGTTGCCGAGGCTAGAGCCCACTTAGACAGGCAAAAGTCTAAATACTATGATGAAATTAAAGCTGGGTCAAAGTTGACCAAAGAACAACAAGAAGCTATTGATTTTTATCATAAATACAATGAAGATCAAAAAGGTCAGAAAAAGTTATCTCAAAAAAGCAAGAGGACATTTTTAAATAAGACTGATAGTTTCTTTGGACAGAATTTCAAAGGTTTTGAATATAATGTTGGAGATAAAAAATATCGGTTTAATGTTAAAGATGTCGATAAAGTAAAGACAACTCAAAGTGATATCAATAATTTCCTCGACAAGTTTGTTGGTGAAGATAAATCAACTATTGAAGATGCTGCAGGTTATCATAAATCTTTATACACGGCTATGAACGCAGATGCTATTGCTAAGCATTTTTATGAGCAAGGTAAAGCAGATGCAATCAAAGGTCAAGTTGCTAGAGATAAAAACATTAACCTAGAACCTAGAAAAACTCATGGCGAAACTAATGTTGGGGGTGTTAAGTATAAGGTGTTAGGTAAATCTTCTTCTGATATTAAAAATAGATCTTTTAAAATTAGAAAGAAAAATTAATTAACAATTTAAAAAAAATATATTATGGCAATTACACCCGGAGGTAATTTGAATAGCGTGCCTGCTCCAATACAGCAAGCACTAGCTTCAAATTACATTGATTTTACGAGTACAACCACACAAGGTTGGGCTCAACAATACCTGCCTGACTTAATGGAGAAAGAAGCTGAAGTTTTCGGACCGAGAACTATTTCGGGTTTTTTATCTCAAGTTGGAGCGGAAGAGTCTATGACATCTGATCAAGTTGTTTGGTCTGAACAAGGTAGACTACACTTATCATACAAGTGTGATATAGATACTAACAATATTATTACTGTTCAACAAGATATTGATGGTAACACAATGACAAGTCATGGTGTTAGATTAAATGATACACTTATTATTGCTGCACCAACTGGTGTTTTTAAAGCTGTTGTAACAAGTATTACTGGTCTAAATATTACTGTTGCAACTTTTAATGGTGACACAATACCTACAAGTGGTAACACTGCTGATTTTGCAACTACTATTTTAGTATATGGATCTGAGTTTGGAAAAGGAACTGGTTACTATACTAACTCTGCTGCTTCTACATCAGAAGACTCAAGAGGTGGTAACGAACCACAATTTAAAACTTTTAGTAACAAACCAATTATATTAAAAGATTACTACGAGGTATCAGGATCTGATGCATCTAGAATTGGTTGGGTAGAAGTTTCATCTGAGCAAGGTCAAAGTGGTTACTTGTGGTATTTAAAAGCTGAAGCTGATACAAGAGCTAGATTTACTGATTACTTAGAGATGTCAATGATTGAAGGCGTTATTGGTTCTGATGCTGCTCATAATTACGGTGGTGGAACTGATGCTACTGGCGCTAACGCTGCTGATGCTTTTATCGCTACTAACGGTGACGTGGTTGGTACACAGGGTCTGTTTGACGCTATTGAGCAAAGAGGTAATGTTACATCTGGTGTTACAGGTGTTAATGCTGCTACCGATTTAGCTGAGTTTGATGCTATTTTAGCTGAGTTTGACAAGCAAGGTGCTATTGAAGAATACATGATGTTTGTAAATAGATCTACTAGCTTAGCAATGGACGACATGCTTGCTTCAATGAATTCTTACGGAGCTGGAGGTACTTCTTACGGAGTATTTGACAACGATGAAGATATGGCTTTAAATTTAGGTTTCTCAGGATTTAGAAGAGGTTCTTATGACTTCTACAAATCTGACTTTAGATACTTAAATGATTTAGCTACAAGAGGAGGTATTAACGCTGTTGCTGGTAGCGCTGCTATTAGAGGTGTTATGATACCTGCTGGTGTTTCAACTGTTTATGACCAACAAATGGGCAAAAACATGAAGAGACCTTTCTTACATGTTAGATTTAGAGCTTCTGCAACTGATGACCGAAGAATGAAAACTTGGACAACTGGTTCTGTTGGAGCTGCTACATCTGCGTTAGATGCAATGCAGTTGCACTTTTTATCAGAAAGATGTTTGATCACTCAAGGTGCAAACAACTTTATGTTAATGAAGTAAGACTATTTATTTATAAGGGCGGTCTAGTATCGCCCTTATATTTTTATTAATTATATTATATATTATATTATGGCAAAGAAAAAACAAACAACTAAGGTTGAAGAACCTGTGGTTGAAGAAATAGTTGCTGTTGAAGAACAGCTGGTTGTAGAAGAACAACCTAAGGTTGAAGCTCCTAAAATAAAAGCTAAACCAAATAGTACTTGGGAAATAAAAGATAGAATTTATTATCTAAAAGGAAGAAAAAAACCTTTATCAAGATCTATAAAGTCTGCAAACTTATATTGGTTTGATGAAGAAAAGGGTTATGAAAGAGAAATAAAGTATTGTCAAAATCAAAGAACTTGTTTTGTTGACGAAATGAAAGGTGAGCAAAGACTAGAGCATGTTGTTTTTAGAAGCGGTAGTTTATTTGTTTCTAGAGAAAAAACAACGTTACAAAAATTTTTATCTTTATATCACCCTGATAATGGAAAATTGTTTTATGAGTATAAACCAGTTGAAGTAGCAGAAGATCAAATTGACAGATTAGAATTAGAAGCGGACGCTATACTACTAGCTAGACAAACAGATATAGACATGGCTGAAGCTATTATGAGAGTAGAAAAAGGATCTGAAGTATCTAACATGAGTTCTAAAGAGCTTAAAAGAGATTTATTACTATTTGCTAGAAATAATCCAGATCTATTCTTAGAACTAGCTAATGATGATAATGTTCAACTTAGAAACTTTGGTATTAAAGCTGTTGAAGAAGGTATTTTAAACCTATCAAGTGATCAACGATATTTTATGTGGGGATCAACAAATAGAAAACTAATGACAGTTCCTTTTGATGAACATCCATATACAGCTTTAGCTCATTGGTTTAAAACTGATGAAGGTATGGAAATATACACTCAAATAGAAAAAAGATTTAATTAATATCTTTTAACTAATATTAATAGCCACTCATTACGGGTGGCTATTTTTATTTAGGGGCTAACCTTCCACTTTATTATGTAACTATAATATAGTAAAATATATTTATAAGAAAAGTAAAATGGTTGGAGTAAATAGTGTATATCAAAAAGTTTTAGCTATAGCTAATAAAGAACAAAGGGGTTATATAACTCCTCAAGAATTTAATTTGTTTGCTAGTAGAGCACAAATGGAAATATATAATAATTATTTTCATAGTATCAAAATGGCTGAACAAAAACCTAAAAATCAAATGCTTTATGCAGATGAAATAGAAATGATAGAAGAAAAACTACAACCTTTTCTCGAAGATAAAACTATAAATGTTTCACCAGACAATAACACAACTATAACAGCTGATCCATCGGTGTCAAGTCCTTTAGATTTATCAAGTTTAAATTACACTGTACATAAGTTAACAAGAGTAACAAGAGGTAATGGAACTGTTGTTGTACCGATAAACAAAAGTCAAATACACCATACTGAAGGTAATCCACTCACTAAAGCAACTTTAACTAGATCTGTTTATGTTAGACAAAATATGAATGGTGGAACTTTTATAAATATAATTCCAGCTGTAACTTCGTCAACTGTCAATGTTGATACAAATAGTAGTGGTTCTAACGACTCTGAGTCTTTTGTGGTAAGTTTCTATAAAAGACCAACTATTCCAAACTGGACATATGTTGTTGTTAATAATAAAGCTCTTTATAACGCTTCTGCTGGTGACTTACAAGATTTTGAGTTGCATATGAGTGAAGAAGAAAACTTAGTTTCAAGAATACTAATGTCAGCTGGAGTAACTTTAAAACAACAGGATATCTATCAAGCTGGCGCAACAAGTATTCAATTAGAAAAACAACAACAAAATAGTTAATTATGGGATTACTAGACGGAACAACTCAAGAAACTTATTATGGATCTGGTAATGCCGCTAACTATGGTGATTATCAGTTTGTAACATTAGAAAATATTATACACGCTTTTATGTATATATATGTAGGTGAAAGCAAAATAATAAGTAAAGTTAGTAGAACAGATGTGCAGTTTCACGCTATGCGCGCAATACAAGAGTTGTCATATGACGTATTAAAATCTTTTAAATCACAAGAGATAGAAGTGCCAAATACTTTATCCATGATACTACCTCAAGATTACGTTAACTATATAAAAGTAGTTAGAGTCGGTAGCGATGGTTTAGAAAGAGTGTTATATCCAGCTAGAATAACATCAGATCCATTTGCTATAGAGCAAACTGCTGATGGAAGCTATGTGTTTAATGATGACAATAGTTTAAGGCAACAAGGTGGAAATGGTCCTAGTAACACATCTGAAAACTTTCAAAATGTAACACCTGTCAACTACCAGTTATATGATGTTAATTATTCTTCTGATATAGAAATATCTACAGAAGGTAGAAGATATGGGTTAGACCCACAATACTCTCAAATTAACGGTAGTTTTTTTATAGATCAATTAAGAGGTTTAATAAAGTTTGGTGCTGCATTAGCTGGTGAAACAATTACACTTCATTACGTTAGTGACGGTTTAGGCACTGACGCGGAAATGGTTGTTCATAAATTTTGTGAAGAAGCTATATATAAGCACATAGCATACGGAGTATTATCTACTAGATCTAATATACCAGAGTATATAGTTCAAAGATATAAAAAAGAAAGATTTGCTGAAACTAGAAAAGCAAAAATAAGATTATCAAATATTAAGATAGAAGAATTTACACAAGTACTAAAAGGTATGGGTAAACAAATTAAGTAATTATGCCGGAAATTAAACACAACTTTACAGCCGGTAAAATGAACAAAGATCTTGATGAAAGATTAGTTCGTAACGGTGAATATAGAGACGCATTAAACATACAAGTTAGAACCACTGATGGCGATAGCGATGGTGTTGGTGACGCTGGTTCAGTGCAGAATATAAAAGGTAACACAAAAATAGCTGAAGCATATAAAACTGTAGGTTATAATGGTAATGAAACCAAAATCATAGCTAGTGTAGCTGATGAAAAAAACGACTGTGCTTATTTTTTTGCTGCAGCACCTTTACCTCAACAACAAGCTGGAGCTAAAAGAGGTTTTTTAGAAAATCTTGAACCTAGCTTAATTGTTGACTTAACTGACAACCCATTAAACTCAGATGTTAGATGGGTTGATAGTATAATTCAGGTAAACGCTGATGGCACCGACACAGAAGTTGTTTTTGTAGATTATTATGCTAGAACTGGACAAATTATAAACTATATCACACAAGAAAATTTTAATGCTTTAAATGGCTCTACAACACCTTTCAACTCAATAACATTCAACGCACCTATTGCTAGAATTGGTATGAGGCTTTTTATTCAAAGAACCCCTTCAGGCGGTGGTCTTACAACCAATTATTTATTCGATAGCAATGGAACTGCTGGTGTTGAAGTTATAAATATTAATGGAAACCAAGTTTTACTTGAGTTTGGACAATCCATTGATTTTAGTACTAGTGACTTTAATTCAACTGAAACTCAAAATATAGTTGTAAAACTAATTCACAAAGAAAGAGTTTTAGAGTTTGACTATGATAGTTTAATAAGTTCTTCTGTTAATGTTATTGATGATTTATTATTTTACACAGATAATAAAAGTGAACCTAAAAAAATAAATATAACAAGATCTAAATTAGGTAGTATTCAAGATAATTACCTAACAGATCCTGAGCATACTAAACTTTTTGTTAAAAACGCACAAGGTGAATTAGTTAATGTAACAGAAGTTGAAAACTATAATGATACCTCTTTAAGTGCGTCTGTTGATGCTCATGGTGATGTGGAAAAAGAACACGTTACAGTTATAAGAAAGAAACCAACATCACCACCAACGTTAGAAATGAGTCCATCAGATAGAGAAGGTCCCATAGAGTTTGATATACAATACCCTGAAATTATAACAGATAGTAATGGTGAAGATTATCAACTTGGTGGTTTTATAAACTTAACACAAAACTATGTTGATTTCGACGAGAGTGGTGATGAGTCTTCAGGTGAAATAGAAATATTTGAACTTCAAGCTGGTGATGGTGTAGCAAGCGTGGGTTCTGAAAGAGTTGTTAAGTTTCCTTCTCAAGTAGATATTAGGTTAAGCGATATATTAATATTTGAAAGTGTTCAATTTGGGTTTTCAAATCCAGTAATTGTGCAAGCTACTGTTGAAGAAACAGATATTGCAAATGCAGTATCTGGTCAGTTTAAGTGGCATAGAATAAGATGTACTGTTATTGATCCAATGTTAGAGCAACTTAATCCAGATCAATGGACTGTAACAATACAGCAACCAGCAGCGTTATTTGAAACTAAATTTGGAAGATTTGCGTATAGATATAAATACGAAGACAACGAATATTCAGCGTTTTCACCTTGGTCAGAATTAGCTTTTTTACCAGATAGTTTTTCCTACACGCCAAGCACTGGTCACAATGAGGGTATGGGTAATAGTGTTAGAAGACTTAAGGTTAGAGATTTTATACCTAATAACTCTTATAGACCAGATGACGTTAGGTCTATAGATATACTATGGAAAACAACAGACGATCAAAATGTTTATGTTGTTAAAACTATAACTAGAGAATTAGATGACGAGTGGGAAGATTTTGTAGACAACAACTCTATTGAATCTACAGGTTCTTTAAGCATAACTTCTGAAATGATTAATAGAACTCTACCAGCAAATCAACTACTAAGAACCTGGGATAATGTTCCAAGATTTGCGCTAGCTCAAGAAGTTACAGCTAGTAGAATAGTATATGCTAACTATGTTCAAGGTTACAATATCGATACTGTTGTTGGTTTAAAACAAACAATTATATCTGATTCAGTGGATTTTCCAAATCCACAAAGATCTGTTAAATCAATGAGATCTTACAAGTGGGGCATGGTATTTGGTGATAAGTATGGTAGAGAAACACCTGTACTAGCTAGTAGTTATAAAACATCTTCTGGTGAAACAATAACAGGCACGGCGTCTGTAGCCAAACAACTATCTTCATTTTCTAATAAATTTGAATTACAGCAAAATTGGAACTCACAGCCTTTACCTTGGATGGATTATGTTAAGTATTATGTTAAAGAAACATCTAGTGAATATTACAATTTAATTTTAGATAGATGGTACGATGCTGGTGATGGTAATATATGGTTAGCTTTTCCTTCTGTAGATAGAAATAAAGTTGATGAAGAAACCTACTTGATACTAAAAAATGAACATGGTAGTCAAGCCGCTGTTCTTGATAAAGCTAGATATAAAATACTAGCAATAGAAAATGAAGCTCCTGATTTTATAAAAACAGAAAGAAGAAAGTTTAATAGAATAGAAATAGATAGAGATAATATATACACAGCTTCAATTGCTAGTGAGATTACGGGTGTTCCTGATAAATTAATAAACAACTCTACTTTGCTAACCATTAATCAAGATGAAAACACTATACATCGAAGTGATTTTAAAGGTAGAAAAAAAGTTAGAATAGTAGGTGTTTATACACCAGATGGTACTGACGATCCTATTGAAGTTTTTAGTCCTTATAAGTCTGTTACACAAATAAAAAATCAAAACGACGGTGGTTGTGTTATATCTGAAAAATTTACAAATGAAGAAGCGAATATGTTTCTTAAAATATCTAGCGCACTAGCGAGTGCTGGATTAGAAGCTGAAATAAACGTAACAGATGTTGATAATAATGAAAGCGACGATTATATTTACTACTACTTAGAATATATGGACGAACAAACAAATAACCTTCCTGAGTTTGATGGTAGGTTTTTTGTTAAAATTCAAAAAGATCAAGCACTAAGAGATAGAGTTTTAAATGAAGGTCCATTAGATTACATTGTGACAGATAGTTTTGATATAGCTTACATATCAAATTCAAATACAAATCCAGCGGTAAGCGGTCCTCAAAAAGATTTTACATGGCCAACAGATAATCCCGGATTCTCTGGAAGTGCTGTTGAGGCTATGGTGTCACATGAAACTCTATCAGGAGAAGTATCACAAGATCACAGTAATCACTGTGCTGCTGACTATAACAACTCTCAACTTACAACAGCGCCTTATTCAACAAATCCTGAAATAGACGCATCAGAACAAGGCAGTATACCAGCTTTTGGACCTGGTAACTTTTTTGCTACTAGACAATTTTGGACAGATTGGGATCAAAACAAATCAACTAATATATTTCTAGATAATGCTCCAGCAGCTACTGGGCATGAAGATATGGTTTCTACTTTTAGTTTGTATTTACCTAACAATTCAACGGTTCTTGACAATGGCGGTACAGGTGATTATGCAACGGGTTATTACAATGGTAACTTAATGCCATCATATGGTGGGGGTACAACCCCAATAAGTTATACGTGGAAAAGCCAGATATGGGGACCAAATGATTATATGGAGCTTAATTCTCAATTTTACAATACGAATGGCGGTAGTGGCTCAGGTGGTACGCAAATCAACCCAAACTACCAACCAGCTGGATTATCTCAAGGTACTGCACAAGATGGACTTTTTGGTCAAATGACGTTTTCGGCTGTAAGTAATCAAGAGGTAAATAATCTTAGTGAAGGCAACAATACTAATGTTGTAACTAATCAATTTTCACCTGGATCTGATATTGTGTTTAAAGCTAAAATACAGCAACCAGGAACTTTATTTAGATTTGCAGCAGACCCAGATCAAATTGTTTATAGAGTTATTGAAAATTCTCAAATAATAACAGCTTACTACGTTTATTTAGGCGCTCAATATTTCGATCAACCAGATGTTATTTCCAACAATACTATTGATGATATTTTTGAACACAGAGGTCCAATGAATATAGGTACATCAAGTAATGGTACAAATGGGCAAATGCTTCAATATAACTACTATAGATCTAGCCCGAACTTTAATTCACCAGCTCAAACCAACCAGTCAGGTGCAAACAATAACCATACTCCTGTTGAACCAGCTCAACTTAGAACTAGTATAGTCGTTAGGTTTGAAAGAGTAGGTACTGCTGGAGAAAGTATACCAAACTCAGGGGTAGATGTTGAAAGATTCGATCCTAGAGGTGAGGTAACACATGATGGTCTTGGTTCTTTTCAAATTCAAATACTACAAAGATCATCAGAAGGTGAACTAAGTACAGATGATGTTGTAACAGAATCTTCATGTTGGGAAACAGAGCCAAAAGAAAGTGCAGATTTAGATATATACTATGAAGCTAGTTCTGCTATACCTATGAAACTAAATATGTTAAATATAATGGAGTTTGTAGGTTCTAATGCAAACCGTAATTTTGCAAGCTTAGTTTATGTAAAAACTAGAATGTTTAATCAAGTTGTGCAGAATGTTAATCTTGATGGAGATGCTTTTGCTTTTAGAACGATTGGAGATGATGGTGTTGTTGTTCATAGTAACTTCTCTATTAATCAAAATAATAATAGTATAAGTTCTAGTGCTATATCACCTAGTTTAGATAATAATTTAAATTTAATTTCAGTTGAAGATACTATATGTTTTAGAAGATCAAATGGTTTTGAAACTAAAAGTAAAGTACTAGATCATTATAAAATAGTGTATGATTTTGATTCAGAAAATGGAGAATCTTTACAGCTATCAGATAGATATGGTCCTGTTAGTTTGCCTCCAAACAGCACCGCTGGTTTTGATACATTTGCTGTACCTGAAGACGGTATTGGGGGAGCGGTTTTAATATATAACGGTAGTATAGCGTCAGATCCAGGAACTGTAAACATACCTACTATAAACGGTCAAACCGCAGCAATGCCATATCTTGGTAATATTATAGATGGTCAAGCGCTTGGTGACGTTAATAATTGGCCTGTAAAAGTTGGTATGAATGTTATTCCTTCTCCAGGCTTTGAAGATATGATTATACCTGGAACATATGTTACTGGTGTTGAAGTAACCTTAAATACACCTTTTACTGGATCAAACACCATATTTATTACTGTGCAACTTAACAACCCCATTGTTGGTAGCTTTAATAACGATACTGTTTTAGAAATAACATACGCTGATGTTACTGGTGTATTTAAAATAGATGATGATGTTTGGCAATATCCGGTTAAGTTGCCTTGGTTTAATTGTTATTCATTTGGTAACGGTGTTGAGTCAGATAGAATACGAGATGATTTTAATGCTCCACAAATAGATAATGGATGTAGAGTATCTTCTACGTTTTTAGAGTATGGTGAAGAAAGAATAGGTAGTGGTATAATACACTCTGGTCTTTACAATTCAACATCTAGTGTTAATGACTTAAATGAATTTAACATGGCTGAGAAAATTACTAAAAATTTAAATCCAGCCTACGGTTCTATACAAGCCATGAAAACTAGAGAGAACAATATAGTAACATTTACAGAAGATAAAATATTAAAAGTTCTAGCCAATAAAGATGCTGTATTTAACGCAGATGGTAATCCGCAACTTGTTGCAACAAATAGAGTTTTAGGAGACGCAACGCCCTTTGCTGGTGACTACGGTATATCTAAAAACCCAGAGTCATTAGCTAGTGATCAATATAGAATGTATTTTACTGACGCGCAAAGAGGGGCTGTTCTAAGATTATCAATGGACGGGTTGACACCTATATCAAATGTAGGTATGAAAACGTACTTTAGAAACAACTTAAAAACATGTGATAGTTTAATAGGTACTTTTGATACCGTTAACGGTGAGTATAACTTATCGTTATTAAGAAAACCAGCTAATGCTAGTGTAGATAGTCCTTATGTTACTGTTTCATTTAACGAAGGTAGTAAAGGTTGGGTTAGTTTTAAAAGCTTTGTTCCATTAACAGGTGTTTCTATTAGTGGTAAGTATTTAACCGCACCATCAGGTTATAAGTGGTCACAATCCTCTGGTTCTTCTAATCAGCAAGTTTCTGGTGTTACACATAACATCTATGAGCATTACGCTAGTGATTCTCATAATGTTTTTTATGATGTTGGCGCAGGGGATGCTCCTTCAAAAATAAAAATTTTGTTCAATGATTTACCAAGTGTTATTAAATCTTTTAAAGCAATTAACTACGAAGGATCTCAAGGAAATGTAACACAAAATAATGACGACACGTCAGAGTATTATAATATATCTGCTTCAAGTGGATGGCAAGTTAGTACTTTTAAAACTGATATTGAGCTTGGTAAAGTTAATGAATTTATTAAAAAAGAAGGAAAATGGTTTAATTATATTAAAAGTTTTGCTGAATTTCCTCTTTTATACACATCAACTTCAACAGAAGACTCCGGTGACGTAGGCAAGTTTGCTGTACAAGGATTAGGTAAACCCTTGGCTAATACTGATGACACCCAAAATCAAGTAGATATAAATATAAACACAGAAGATACAGAAGATACAGATGGCTAATTATACATTAACAGGTTTTAGTACAACAGAAAATAAAAATGACTCTATATTTTTTAATAATATGGTTACGTCTGGAAGTATTACTATAACTCCAAACGATGGTTATGTTGTGTCTGCGTCTGATTTTTCTGTTTCAAGTTTACCAAGTAGTATCGCTTCTGTTGTTTTTACAGATACAACTACAGCTGGCGCGGTTGGTAACACTGTTACTGGATTAGCTACTTTTGCCTCTAGTTTTGTTGCTAGCGAAAATACTGATATAACTCTTGATATAGTTGGTGACGCAAAAGTATTTACAGAAAAAACTAAAACATTTTCATTTAAATCTAGTATAAAAAACGATGCAAATAAAAATACTTTTGGCTCAGTTGTTTTTACAGCAAATAGTGGTTACACTTTTACAACTTCTTCACCTGTTAATAATATAACAACAACTTCTATTTCTGCTACATTAACTAATAATATATTAACCAAAATAGGTACGTTAACTGTTACAGCTAGTGCAAATCATCACTTTAGATCTAAACCATATTTGTTTTATGATGATAATAATGATTATAAAAATATAGTAATAAAAACCACTAGCACAACAATAAATTCAAATGGAGAAAAAACGGCATACAACTTTGATGTACTAGCTAAGGCAAACGTAGATATTAACACTTCTAATATAGACTTAAAATATACTGCTACACCCATTAGTTCAACAAGTAAATTAATAACAAGTGTTAGAATAGATTCAACTCAATTATCTAGTTTGGGTGGTGACAAAATAATAAAAGTACAAGGTACAGACGAGGCTGAATTTAGTGTTGTTGTTATAAAAGATAGTGATAGCTCTTCTATATTAAGTAGAAAAAATGATAGTATATTAACTTCATCATTTGGTGCTGTAGATGCTTACACTAAGAAAATAATTGGCGCAAGAAATTTTGGCCTAGGATATTGTTATTACAATCAAACGTTTCCATCTGGAACAGGTACCTATAGTGTTTCTATAATCCCTAAAGATGGAACTTCTATCTCACCTGGTGTAACCACAGAATATACTATAACTCAATTAGCTAATCCAACAATAACGCTTACTGTTTCTACTGGTAATGCTAGAATAACTACAACAGATGTTCCTACTATGAAGTTTACTGGAAGACCTAACACTAGAGCGGTAGAGTTGAAACACAATAAGAGTATACTAAGCTACAACTCTATAGATATACCTTTAAAAACTAATGGTGGTGTAACGTTTAATGCTCCATCTACAATAAATTTTTCAAACAAAAATCAATCAGCATCTTCTTGGACAAACTCTGTATTTGGTGACTCTAATGGAAACAATAATGTAGAAATGATTAGAATAGCGGCAACAAGAAGCAATGGAAATAATAATTTGAATATAACTTTTAAATTTATAATAATTAGCTTTGGAAATGCTAGTGTAACAATGAATTTAAACTTAGACGACCACATAACAACATCTTAATATGGCAACACAAACAGTACATTTACCTAGACAAGATTATTCTTCTTTACAAATTGGAGACAGGGTTTATAGAACCAGCACACAACAACAAGGTGGATTCGATACAAACTCAGGTTCTCTAATAACAATGGGTGAAATAACAAATATACAAGACGGAACAATAACTACAGATGGGATTGTTACTAATACAACTGTTTTAACCATTAACGTTGATGATAGTTTAGAACAAACAACTACTGATCATTATTTACTTTTTCAAAAATCTAATATAGCTAATAAATCATCTATATTGGGTTATTATGGAGAAGCAGAGTTTCAAGCGTTAACAAGTCTTGATGTTGAATTATTTTCTGTAGCCTGTGAATACAGCGAAAGTAGTAAATAAATAGCAATAAATGTAACTATAATATAGTAATAAATAGAAAATAATATGGATCCATTTACAATAATAGGTATAGGTATGCAGGTTGGCTCGAGTATATTCGGGGCAGTTCAAGCTAAAAAAGAAGAAGAAGCTGCTAAAAAGAAAGCAGATGAAGCTAGAGAAAAAATGAACTCATTAAGAGCTCAATACGAAAGCCTTGACACCAGTAATCCATATCTAAACATGGAGAATACAATGGAGGATTTAACAATCAACCAAAAACAAGCTGATTTTCAACGACAATCATTTCAACAAAGTCAAGCTAATATAATGCAAGGACTTAGAGGTGCAGCTGGTGGTAGTGGTATAGCAGCTTTAGCTCAATCGCTAGCTCAACAAGGTCAGATAGCAGCTCAACAATCTGCGGCTAGTATAGGTCAACAAGAAGCAGCTAATCAAAGAGCGGCTGCAGCAGAAGCATCTAGAATACAAGGGATGGAAAGGCAAGGTGAGATTATGTCTAGAGATTTAGAAAGAGAAAAAACATCTACACTATTAGGTATGGCACAGCAAGAAACTGCAGCTTATCAAGCTCAAGAGGGAGCGGCTAGACAAGCAAGAACAGATGCTATAACTGGAGGTATGACTGGCATGGCAGATATGTTTGCTGGTTTTGGTGATAGTGGTACTAGCAGTAGTGGTTATAATATACCAGAAGGTTTTTCATTAGTACCAAATACAAACGAAGAAGACTTATAAATAATATAACATGGCAGATCAAACATTAGTACAAGGTGCTGGTTTAGTAGCACAAACAGAAGGAGTAGGTAAACTAGCTGCAGCTGAAGGCGCAACGAAAGTTGCAGCGCACTTGGCTGAAGGAATAAGTACTGTTGTACAAAAAAGAAACAGAGAGTTTAATGCGATTGTTAAAGCTACTTTAGCTAAAACAGAAGGCATGGACGACGAGACATATAAGAAGTTATCAAAAGCTCTTGAAAGAAAAAGAGCTGGCTATGTTTACTTAAATAAAAAAGAAAGATTATTATCTGAAAGAGATTTACTTAAATTTGCTGATAATATTAAAAAAGAAAAAATAGCTAAAAATACAATAGCCAGTGATCTTGAAAACGAAGGAGCTATAGTTGAAAAGTTGGGAGATGATGTTGATGATATCAAAGACATACTAGATGGCACAAATCCTCCTATTACAAATAAAAATGGAGACGTTGGTTATATCATGAGACCTCAATTTGCGGATAAAAGACCATCTTTAAAAGAGTTTGTTGTTGAAGATGAAAATGGTAAGCAAACTTTATTGAGTTATAGAAAAGCTTGGGATAATGATAGATTCAAAGTTTCATCAGATGGTAAATTTAAAACTGATAAATTTGGTAATAAGTATGAAAATACTACAGCTGGTTTTGAAAAGTTTCAAAGAGAATCAAAGCTTTATTGGATAAATCAAGCTAGAAAGACTGGAAATAAACTATTACATTTTAATTCAACCACAGGTAAAAGAGAGTACTTAACTCCAGATGAAGCACAACAGCTATTAGATGATAAGCCTCAATTTGTAAAAATAGAAGATATACAAGAACATATTAAAGGTAACTTAAAAGATAAAGCTACGTTTAGTAAGATTGACGGTGCTACTGCTAAGATTATAGAAGATGCTAAAACTGGTAAGGAGTTTAATGCTGATGCCGTTAGAAATGATATGATGAAAATGTTAAATGATGAAAATACTAATTTAAAATCTTTAGCGTCAGACAAAAACAATATTACAGGTAGCTCTTTTAAATCAGACTTAACACAAGCTTTACAGACAGCTAGCTACGAAGATTTAGGTGTTAAAAATGAAAAATTATTAAAAGCAAAAATTGAAGATTTAGATCCAAATACAGATGGCGATGACGATAAGATATCTCAACAAGATGCAGAAACAATAGTTGAATCTTTAATGAGTGACGACTCTACATTGAAATTTTATTTAGAACAATACTTTACTAAAGCAATAAAACAACAACATGATGCTTATACTTCTAATAAAGAAAAGCAAACTAAAGATAACGAAGTAGAGCAGGTTGAGATAGTAGGTGGTTCAATTGACGAAAATGGAAACTACATACCAGACAATCAATAAGCAATAAATATTAACACGGGTAACTAACGATACAGTATGAAAATAGAATATATATTAAATGGTAAAGTCGTAAAGATTGAGCCAAAACACGAAGCATATTTTTTAAAAAATAATCCTACGGCAATAAAATCTACAGTGCCGGGAAAGTCTCAAGAGGCGGGCCAGCCTCAAACAAATCAACAAACAAATACGGAATCCAACTTGGAAGATGGTTCTTTGGAATCACTTGCAGCTAAAATAAAGCAGTCTGAAAAGAAAATATTAGACAATCAGTATGAGGAGAGATTAGGTTCTATTAATGAACAGTTGAAATCTATTGATGGTGATGAAAACCCTGAAAAATATAATAATTTAGTAAACAACTACAATTCTATATTAAAAGAATATGAAGTTGAATATGAAATATTAAATAATAACATTAAGGGGTATAATAATATTTACAACAAAGATAATCCTAGAATATCTAACAATCCAATAGGTTATTCACTTGTTGATAGTAGGTTTCAAAACATTGAACTAAGTGACGAACTACCTGATTATGACATGAAAGAAAAAGAAATAGCTAAAATGTCAAAAAGGGCTAGAGATAAAAAAGCAGAGTTTATATCTAGTACTCCAGATCAAATATTAACTTATAACACAGCTAAAGAATGGTTTGATATAAATGCTAGTTACAGAAGTGATGTAAGAAAAAAAGTTGTAGAAGATGGTACTCATGGTTATAATCCCAAAACAAAAGAACTATTTGAATTAACAGAGTCAGAAAGAAACATGAAACAAGCTACTCATAATGATATAGTAAAAGATTATAAAAAAAGATATGAAGATGGTATGTTAAGTAAAGATGAGTACGCCGAGGCCTTAGAAAATATGGAACTCATAACCCCGGGTTATGATGACTACCTTGAAGATGTTCCTTTATTTTATAGGTTGCAAACTAAATTCATGACTAACACTGGTATTGGTAGATTAATCATGAATACTGGCGTAGGGTACGCAAGAACCGCGTCAAGTATAGGTACTGGATTAATGTCCACTATTGAAAGTGAGCGTATACTTGAAGGTGCTAAACAAGGTAAGACAATTGAACAAATGGTTGAAGATCGCGATATATCCCCTGCGCATCTACTACAAAAAGAATTCGATAAAATAAATTATCAATTTTCTACAAAACATTTTGATGAGCAAGGTGGAGTGATGACTCCAAAAGATCTTATACAAGCTGGTAGAATTGGAGATGCTGCAACTTTACTAGCTGAACAGTCTATAGCTCAAATTCCTAGTTTAGCAATTAGTGTTGGTGGTGGATTAGCGTTTGGACCTGCAGGTGCTGCACTTGGAGCTGGTGTATTAGGTACTAGCGTGTACGGACAAGAAATGGTAGCTGATTTAGAAAGATTATATATTGATAAAGGTATAATTATTACAGATAAAGAAGCGTCACTATTAAGAAAAGGATCTGCTATGAAAGCTGGTGCTGAGTGGGCTGGAGAGTTTGCTGGAGCAATGTTGTTTAGAGCGGGTGGTGGTCTACTTGGTGGCGGAGCTGCTAAGAAAACGGTTAAAGCGTTTACTGATAGTTATACGAAAAGATTTATAGCGGCTTACATAGGAGGTTCTTTATCAGAAGGTTTATCTGAATCTTTCACTAGTGTAATGCAAGATGGTACAGATAAGTATATTTATGGTGATGAAGTTGGTTTTAAAGATTTCTGGAGAAATGGTGTTAATAGTTTTTTAATAGGTAGTGTGTTAGGTGGTGGTCTTTCCAGTACCATGACTATTCTTGATAAACCCACTAAACAACAAGCTCAAATGGCTGTAGCTTCCATGAAGTGGAAAACAAAAAAGTCAAAGATTCAAAATGACATAATAGAAACAGAGTTAAAACTAAAAAATGCTAAAGGCCAAGAGAAAAATTATTTTGAAAACAAATTAAAAGGATTAAATAAGCAAAACACTTTGCATGATCAAAAATTAGAGGCTGCTTTTGATAATATGACAAATAAAGAGCTAATTGATTACGCTAAAAAACAAGATCAATTAAGTAAACAATTAGGTTTGTTAAATACTAAAATGTCTGCTAAGGACAAGAAAGATGTAGAAAAACGTATAGATAAAATATTAGAAGAGCAAAATAGTTTAACAGATGGATTTGTTGATGTGTCAACAGAAAAAGCTATTGGTGAATTTCTTCAGAATTTAGCCGAGATTAAAAAACAAGCAGCAACTTTAGGTTTTGGTAGTGATTTAAAAATAAAATATTTAAACAATGAAAAACAAATAGAGGCTGCTAAAAAAGAACTTGAGGAAAAAAATATTAAATACAGTGGTGAAGAGGGTTTGTTTCTATCAAATGATGGTGTTATATATGTGAACACTATGGCTGCGGCGGCTGTTGGTCAAACAAATGTTTTAGGCCACGAGCTACTTCACTACATGATGTCTAAAAACTTTAAGGTAGATAATGCTTCTATGAAGAAAATGGTAGATGCTCTTAAAGATTTTTTAAGTACTACTGAAAGAGGTAAAGCTATAATAGATCGTATAGATAAAAGATTAATACAAAACGGGTATTTAAGTAGAGACGGTAAGTTTCAACCTGGAGCTTTGGAAGAATATTTTCAAATGTTAAGTGATATTATAAAGAAAAATAAAATACCTTTACCAGATGCTAGTCCTAAAACATTATCAAAAGCCTTTAAAGATATGTTTACTGGTCTTGGTCTTGGTTCTGTTGAATTGAATACAGGGCAACAAATATTTGATTTTATAAAAACATATACAGAGCATGTTAATAGAAAGGGTTTGTTTGGTCAAATAACTAAAAGACGAGTTTTAAAAACTAAATTAGAAAGTAAGCTTGGTGAAAAAGCTGATCCAAAAGAAACTCAAGAAACTCAGGATAAACGTTCTAAAACAGAGGCCGAAAACATAATTAATGAAATAGGTTCTGAGTATGGCTGGGATAATGTTAGTTGGAAAACTGTAGGACACGTTTTTGCTATTAAGACAATAGAAGAAGAAAGTTTACTAGATAGATTAATAGCCGCTAAATTAAAGGTACCAATGTCACCAGCTAGAACAAAAGAATTTATAAAAAAGGTTTTAGCTGAATTAACTCCTCACATTAAAAACTTTAATCCAGAAATAAATGATAGTTTATTTGGTTGGATTAATTCTCAAATAGCAAATAAGGCTGGTAACGTATATAACAGAGAATACAAAGTAACACAAAGAGTTCAAGATATTGATGCTAGAACTAGTGAGGGTGCTCTTGTTTTTCAAGTAGAAGCTGATACTTCATTAGAACAAGATCTTATAGATCAAATAGGTTTAGATGACAAACAGCAAGATATGTACTCTGAGCTTAGAAGAAGGTTGAATTTAGGTAAGGAAATGATGGACAAAGTTCGTCGAGCTGTTATAAAAACTTTTGGTACTAAACTACCAGATGTTAATACTAAAAAATTTAAAGATGAGCTTCAAAAAAGATTTAGAACAGAACTTAAAAAAACCATACAAGATTTAATAGGTTCTAGAAATAATTATAATGAGTTTTTAAAAAATAACTTTGAAGCTGTATATAACGCTTTACCAGTTGAAACATTAGTTCAAATGGAAAGGTCTGTTAAGCCAGAGCAGAGAATATTTACTAAATCAAAAAGAGTAACTAAGCCAGTAGAAGTTGATAAATTAATAAGTGAAGGATTATTACCTAAAGACACTAATAGGTTATCCGGACCTCAATTACATATAAAAAATCCATATCCTGGTCAAGCAAAAGTAATGGCCTTTTTTAGGGGAACTAACATGTTACAGGAATTAGGGTATGAGGTTGGTGCTTCAACTCTTGGTACTAGAAAAGATAAACTAGCCATGGAAATAGGTGTTGAATTAGCTTTTGATGCAACGGCTGAAACTGTGCAGATGCCTGATGTTCAAGAAAAAAGAAGAGGCATACTACAGTTACAAGGACAAGAGCAGGCTGTCAACGAATTAGCAGTTATAGCTAAACAAATAAATAGAGATCCTAGAGTTAAATTTAGTGCTAGTTCTGCTGGTTCTAAAGTATTTAAAGATGGTGTAGACTTAGTAAATGCTATATCAGCTCAAGGTGATTTAACAGGTATAGCTAAGCTAAATAGTAAAGGAAATTATGTAGGGCTAAATGAGTATGCGGATATACCTTCTAGTACTATAAACTTTGTGATAAAAAACTTTTATGAAAACAATAAGATATCTTTACACCCTGGAGATATATTAAAAAAATTATCTAAACTAGTTCCAGCTGGTGACACTAGAACAAAAGGATTTGAACAGTATGTTATTGACAGGTTTGGTAAAATAGAAGGAGTGGATCTTGTGTTTGAATATCAATCAGAACAAGGTGTTGATATACCAGATGTTTACGCTAAGTTTCACGGTCAAGACTTTCATGTTGAAGTTAAAATGTTTGATGCTCAAGTTGGTAGTTTAACTATTAACGATGTTAATTTAGAAACTGGTAAAATTACAATAGATAAAATAGATAATTTATCTCAAGAAAACCAAAACAAAATAAAAGAAATAGCAAAAAAAATAGTTCCAGTTTTAAAAGATGTACAATCTAGAGCTAAAGAAATGTCTTCAATGGGCAAAGAAGATATCATATCTTTAATAAGACAAGCAAATAAAAAGTTACCAAGAAATCAACAAATAAAAATACCTAAGTCTATAACAAAGCAAGATATAAATTATTTAAAAAATTGGAATAGTCCAAAGAGTTTTATGCCAAACTGGGCTCACGGTGTGTTAAAAGCAGAGGGATATTGGAGTAGATTAACACAAAGAGCTACGTTTACTCAAACACTAATAGAAAACTTTTACTTAAACAAAGCTACACCGACTAACTACATATATATATTAGGTAAAGGACTTTTTAGTATAGGTGGTGACGTTTTAAACCTTGGTGTTTCTAGATTAGAAGGTACATTTAGTGTACCTATAAGACAAGTTAAGTCTTCTCAAAAACAAACTGTAAAAAAGGTAACAACAAAAACAGGTTATGTTAATATTAATCTCAGAGCCATACCAGTTGTAGATAAAATAACTAGCAAATCAGACATAGACATTTTAGATAAATCTGGTGTAGACGCTTTATCTAAAGCAGGTAAACATTTAGAAAGCGTAAAAAGATCTAAATCTATTGTAACTTATAATAGCGCTATAGCTAACAAAATTAAGTATAGTAAAAGTGGTAAAAAAACAGGTATGTCAACGTTTGATTTTGACGACACAATGGCTTACACTAAGTCTGGAGTTAGAGTTACTATACCAAACAATGATGGTAAACCTAAACCAGGTAAAAAAGTTATATTTTTAGCTGGTGGCGCTGGTAGTGGTAAGGGTAATGTTATTAAAAAGTTAGGCTTAGAAGGTATGGGTTTTAAAATAGTTAACCAAGATATATCATTGGAATGGCTAAAGAAAAACCATGGTTTACCTGAAAATATGAATGAACTAACAAAAGAACAAAGAAGTTTATTAGGTAAATTAGGTCATCAAGCTAGAGGTATTGCTAGAAGAAAAATGATGAAGTTTCAAGGCAATGGAAATGGAGTTGTAGTTGATGGCACTGGTGGATCAGCAAAGCAAATGCAAAAGCTCGTAGAAGAGTTTGAAGCTAAAGGATATGATGTTAGCATGGTGTTTGTAGAAACTTCATTAGACGTAGCCTTAGAGCGTAATAGAGCTAGAAAAGAACGTTCGTTACTTGATGTTATTGTTAGACGTAATCACGAGTCTGTACAAAATAATAAATCTACATTTAAAGATATGTTTGGAAAAAGATTCATGGAAGTTAACACAGATAACTTAACAATGGATAGCCCTATGCCAACAGAGCTTATAGAACAGATGAATGATTTTGTTTTTAGTTATGAAAAGAGAAGATTAGATGCAGCTGAATTTGCTGAGCAAGGTAGTGTTATACTAGAACAAGGAGGTGAGTTTGATTTTTCAGAATTTAACGATGTTGTTGAAGGCACGCCTGGTCCACTGTTAGACAAAGCTAAACAAAGAGCTGAAAAGTTTGGAACTAAAGACATGTATATTTTAACCGCTAGGCCTCAGGCTTCCGCTAAAGCTATACAAGAGTTTTTAAAATCTCAAGGTTTGAATATACCTATAGAAAATATAACTGGACTAGCCAATAGTACTGGTAACGCTAAAGCGAAGTGGTTCTTAGAAAAGTTTGCGGAAGGTTATAATGACATGTACTTTGTTGATGATGCTTTAGCCAACGTTGAGGCTGTCAAAAAAGTTCTTGATCAGTTAGATGTTAAATCAGATGTTGTTCAGGCAAAGGTTAAATTTAGTAAAACAGCTGGTAAAGAATTTAATGAAATAATTGAAGAGTCACAGGGTACAGATGCTGATAGAATAATTTCTCAAGCTGAAGCAAAAAGACTAGGTAGAAATAAAGGTTGGTGGAGAATATTTGTTCCACCATCAGCTGAAGATTTTAAAGGTTTGTTATATAGGTTTTTAGGAAAAGGAAAACAAGGCGATAAACACATGGCGTGGTTTAAAGACAATCTTTTAGATCCATTTGCCAAAGGAATAAGATCTTGGAACATCTATAAACAAAACATGGTTAATGAGTATAAACAATTGAAGAAAGATTTTAAAGATGTAACTAAGTCTTTAAACGATAAGGTTCCTGGAACAACGTTTACTGTTGATGCTGCAATAAGAGTATATTTATGGAAAAAAGCTGGTTTTGAAATACCTGGACTAGATGCTGCAACTGAAAACATACTAAATGATTACGTTACAAATAATACTGAAGTAAGAAACTTTGCTGATGTATTGAGTGCTATAACTCAGACTAAAGACGGTTATGTTAAACCTGGTAATAATTGGAGTATACAAACTATAGCAACTGATTTAAATAATGTTGTAAACAAGGTTGGTAGGAAACAATTTTTAGCAGAATACTTAGCGAACGTTGAAGCTATTTTTACTACAGAAAATATGAATAAAATAGAAGCTCTGTATGGAACTGGTTTTAAAGAAGCTCTAGAAAACATATTATACCGCATGGAAAACGGTAGGAATAGAAACAGAATATATGATAGAAACTCTAATAGATTATTAAACTGGATAAATGGCTCTATAGGTGCTATTATGTTTTTTAATATGAGATCTGCTATACTTCAAACTATATCTACTGTTAACTTTATTAACTGGAGTGATAACAATATATTTAAAGCATCTGCTGCGTTTGCTAATCAAAAACAATTTTGGTCTGACTTTGCTATGTTATTTAACTCACCTCAGTTAAAACAAAGAAGAGCTGGTATACAAATAGATGTATCAGCATCAGAGCTTTCAAGAGCTTTTTCTGACGGTAGAGGAACACCGCAATCTGTTATAAACTGGTTACTAGAAAAGGGTTTTACACCCACCCAAATAGCAGATAGTTTTGCTATAGCATTTGGTGGTGCTTCTTTTATTAGAAATAGAATAAAAACCTACATAAAACAAGGTGTGACTGAGGCTCAAGCTAAAGATAAAGCGATGCTTGACTTTCAAGAGATAGCTGAAGAAACACAACAGTCTTCAAGAGAAGATTTAATATCTCAACAACAAGCTAGTGTTTTAGGTAGATTAGTTTTAGCTTTTCAAAATGTAACAATGCAGTATACACGTTTAATGAAGAAGTCACTGTCTGATATAGTAAACGGAAGAGGTGATATGAAAACTAATATATCTAAGGTTATATATTATGGTGCTGTACAAAATATTATATTTGCATCACTACAAAGTGCTTTGGCTTTCATGATGTGGGGTGATGAGGAAGACGAAGAAGTTATAGATGATAAAGCTAAAAGAACATTAAACTCTGCTTTCGACTCTCTACTAAGAGGTACAGGTATGTATGGAGCTGCTGTTGCGGCAATAAAAAATACTATACTTAGATGGCAAGTTGAAAAAGAAAAAGGTTATGGTAGAAGAGATGACGGTAGAATAATACTAGAAGCATTAAACTTTTCTCCACCTATTGGTAGTAAGCTTAGAAAAATATATTCAGCTATTAAAACAGAGTCTTATAATATGGACGAAATTAGTGATGAAATAGGTTTTAGAATAGAAAACCCTAAAGTGTATGCTTTAGCTAGTATAATAGAAGCTGCAACTAATATACCACTACAAAGACTAGTTAGAAAGGCAAATAACCTAGAAGAAGCCATAACAAGCCAACATGAAACATGGCAACGTATAGCATTAGCTCTAGGTTGGGATATGTGGTCATTAGGTATAAAAGACGAAGAGTTAGAGCAAGCTAAACAAGATGTTAAGAAAAACATAAACGATAGAAGAAGAGAGGATAAGCGTAAGAAGAAAGAAGATGAAGAAAAGGATATGCAGAAAAGGGGTTTTAAAAAGATTAGATGCTCTGGTGTAAGATCAAACGGTGAAAGATGTAAAATAATGTCAGATTATACTAAAGATAAAAAATTCTTATGTACACATCACATGGAGTTTAAAGATGGTATGGATAGAGATGGCGATGGATTAAAAGAATATAGATGCACTGCTATGAAATCTAATGGCAAAAGATGTAAGAATAAAACAGAGAATAAAAATAAGAAGTGTTATGCTCATCAATAAACGTGTAATAATAATAGTATAACAAAAATATTTAAAATATGATAAATTGGATTAACTCCTGGAGAGCAGGCAATAAGAAAGATAGATACGAATTAGTATTGAGGATAAGTACATTAACAGTATTTGAATTAATGTTTTGTCCTTGCTGGAAATGTGAGAACAAAAAGAAAAGCTGTGCTAGATTCAAGTTAATGGTGTTTAATTTTGGATTTGAAATATAATGTGCCCTTGTCCAATATGTGTAACAGCAATCGTTCTTGCGGCATGTAGTTATAAATTATTAAAATGAAATGGATAGGTCAACATATATGGAGTTTAATATCTAGGTTTAGATCTGATGTTTATTTAGAAAACTTAACTGAGTCCGCTCAAGATCATGTTGTTGGTGTAGATGCTAGTGGTAAACTATATAAGCAAGATGTGGCAAGTGGAGATATTACATCTGTAACTGCTGGAACAAACTGTTCTGGTGGTGGAAGTTCAGGTGATGTAACTATAAATGTTGATGACGCTTTTTTAATCAACTCAGGTGATGACACAACGTCTGGAGTTATAACTGCAGGTGGATTTACTACTGGCACAACAGTTATCACAGATGATTCTGTAGCTATGGCATCTGGTATTATAAACTGCTCCGGAACAGCTGAAGTAGCAGGAACAACTGTTACGTTAGATTCAGGTGCTAATATAGAATTAGAAGTTGGTGCTGCAACTAATTATGTAAATACAACGGGGTTATATAGAGGAAGTAATATAGGTGTAATTCAAGATCTTTATATTCCAGTTTTACCTCAAGATTTTGTAGCAGCATCTAGTTACAGGTTTTATCCAAACATGGCAACTGATGGAAGAAGTATGGCGCCAAGCTCTGCTTCAACTGGTTACATTGCACAAAAAATGATACCCAAAGGATATGAAGCAACTCACTTTAGAATAAATGGGGTTGATGGTGGTAGTACCACAGCAGCTTTTATAGCTTATGAAAACGATATCACTGGCACAGCTGCTGTTCAAGCTACTTTAATATTTAATTTTAACGCAGACCAAGCTGTTATATCAGGAAAAGAAATTGTTGGTGATGGTGAAAAGTTTTGTACAATATATTTTAACCCAGGTGACACAACTGATATAATATACGGAGGTAAAATAACAATAGCAAAAACAACATAGATAAATGTTAAAATTTTTAAAATTTACGGGAAACACTACTGACACAGATTTATTATCTACGTCTTCTAAAACTACTAACGATAGTAGTATCACTGTAAATAGAATACTAATAACAAACACTCACGATAGCAACGAGTTAACTGTAGACAGACTTTACATAGATGATACAACTAATGAATACGATATTATAGCTAATGTTAAAATACCGGTTGGAGCAAGCCTGTTATTAGATGAAGATATAGTTTCTACTGGTATAGATTTTATTAAACAAAAAAATAAATTTCAATTAAAATTAACAACAACAGGTAGTGCTAACTGCGCTTTAATAATAAAGTAATATGAACTTAGAAGTAATTAGATTTTCCAGTGGTACTGATAGTACTAATGGAATATTATTTGAAACAATACAACAAGGAAACGAGATAGATGGTATATTTAAACAAAAAAAATTCTTAGCGTATACATTAGAAGATGAACAACGTAATGAAAAAGTTTATGGAGAAACTAGAATACCTAACGGAACATACAAGTTGGGCCTTAGAAAAGTTGGTGGATATCATGCAAAATATTCTAAGCGCTTTTCTCATATTCATATTGGTATGCTTCACGTGCTTGACGTTCCTGGTTTTGAGTACATACTTATTCACTGTGGAAATACTGATGAACACACAGCAGGGTGTTTACTTGTCGGGGACTCACAAGAAAACAATCAAATCACGACGGACGGTTTTATAGGTAAATCAACTCAAGCATATAAAAGAATTTATCCACGTATAGCAGAAGCTATTGAGTGTGGAGAAAAGGTTACGATAACATATAAGACTATCTAATGGCTAAGAAAGTTTATACATTTGAAAAAAAGAAACGTGTAAAAAGAGGTGTACACGCTAAATCAAAGACCTCAAAATTTAAAAGTAGTAACAACTACAAAAAAGCATATAACGGACAAGGAAAATGAAAAAATTAATTATATTATTTTTATTGATTAGTACTATTTGTACTGCTCAAATAAAAGACTTCTTTAAATACTCAACGTTTTACACATCGATGACAATGGGTACTTCGTTTGTAGAAACAGAAGACTATACTGCTGTTGACAAAGGATATGAAGATGTTACAGAAATTAATCCATATGATTACAACTTAACAATTGGTATAAGAAAAATCGCGCGTATGGATTATGAATACAAGGTTAAAACATGGTACTACGGAACAGAAGATGGCGTAAGTGATAACGTAACAATAGGTAATGCTGTTGGTTGGGAATACTTACTCAACTATTCTTTTATTCGAGAGCGTGGAGAAAAGTTTAATAATCAAAATGTCTGGTTAAGATATTTAGGTAACAGTTGCGTTACTAAAATGCAATACACAGACAACCAAAGAGTTGATTTAAGATTTGGATCGTTTGACACTAGATTTAGATTAACAAAAGGTAATTGGGATTTTACTATTGGCGCTGTTGCTAGAATACATCCAGTATATGGTATAACTCCAATAGATGATTTTTGGGTGCCAGGAGAAAATACATTTCAAGATCTAGCAGAAGACTTTGGTTATGCGTCAGAACCTTGGATTCAAGGATTTTATATCGACCAGAATTGGTACGATGTTAGTGGTGGAGACTCACTCCTGATCGCTACCTCTAATGACGAGTTCTTCCACCACTATTTCGGCGACGCTGTTGCTAGGTTTAACGAGCGTGAGCTTGAAAAATTAGGTTTACAAAGAGAGCTTAGTGCTGTTATAGGTTTAGCTTACTACAAGTACACGCCTAAACTATGGTTGCACTTTTGGTTAAACTGCTTACCACTACATTACGGTTTAGACGAATACTCATTTGAATATGGAGAAGAAAAATATGACAACATAGAGTGGGATGCCGGTGTTGTATTTGGCTCAAGAATAACTAAATCACTTGGGATGTTTATTGAAGGAACTCACATGAAGTATTGGAATAAACCAGTGTATGAAGTGAAGTTTGGCTTTAACTATTTAATATTTTAATTATGGCGTTTAAAATGAAAAAATTTTCTGGTTTTGGTAACAAAATAAGAACTAAAAAAGCAAAAAGATTAATAAGAAAAAATGTTGGTAATACAACAGTTGATTCACCAACAGGAATTAATGAAAAAAAATTTATTAAATCAGAAAAGAAAATGATCAAGGCTGACAAGTTGTTAAAAAAAGCTGGATACAGCTTTGAAGATAGAGAAAGATTTGGTGGCGCAACTGGTTATAAAGATGCTATGGATTTTGCTACAAATAAAAACAAAAATAAATAACTATGAAGAAATATATTATAATACTATTTGCGTTTATTAGCTCGCTCGTTAATGCGCAAGAATACGACTTTCAACAATTATGTTTAGACTGTGCTGAGGCAGAGGGTTACTACTGTGGAGATGATCCAGCTAATTGGACTCAATATGCGCCAATGGGTTGTGTACAAAACTCTTGGTTAAATGATGGTTGGGTAGACTGTGTGGACGCTGGTGATGAAAACGGTGCTGTCCCAACAACAACTGAAGAGTGCGCGCCTCCGCCGCCACCTCCATGTGACACAGTGTATGTTGATATTCCGGTTATAGAAATAGACACGGTTGAAGTTGAAGTGCCATTTTATATATATGAAACAGTAATTCAATTTGATACAATAGTTGAAACCGAATATATAACAAACATCGTTATAGACACGTTTGAGATTGAAACTTTTGTTCCAGAATACATTTATATAACTGACACGGTTTTTGTTTACGAGGATGTATTAGATACATTGTATATTGATGTTATTGAATACGTTGATGTTATTGTTTACGACACGATAGTAGAAACACAAACTGAATATATAGAAATATTTGTAGTTGATACAGTTGTAGAATACATTGAAGTGATAAACACAGAGTACATAGACTGTGATTCAGGCCTGCCTTGTAATTCCGCTATTATGGAGATAGTAGATAAATCTAAAACAAATGGTGTAATATATAATATAAAGGGACAAGCGGTTCAAGTAAGAGAAGGTTTGTATATAGAAAATGGTAAAATTTATTATAAAAAATAATGGCAAAAGAATTATCAGAAGATAGTAAGTTTCAAATAAGTGTTAAAACTTTAATTGGTATAGTAGTAGCTGTTGCTACAGTTATATCAGCTTATTTTGGTTTAATGGCAACAATAAATTCTAAGTTCTCAGAGCTTGAAAGTAAAGTCGAACAAGCGTTAGAGTTGCCAAAACCTGGAACAGGTATATATACAATTGATATGGGTGATCCAGCTGCTACAAACACGTGGCCACCAACTCGTATGGAGTTTAACATGAAAGATCAAATGGCTCGTAATCAAATTGACGCGTTAGTAAAAGAAGTAGATGAGTTGAAAGACGAAATAAAACTATTAAGAAAATGAAACAAAGAATAGACGTTACAACTTGGGCATATGTTGCTACTATAGTAATTATATATTTTCTTGGCACAGCAATGGGTTTAGCTCAAGAGGTTATTACTGCTAGCAACTTTGATAGTAAAATAGCTAAAGATATTTCTGTGGTAGAATTTTGGGCTGATTGGAATAAACAAAATCAATTTGAAGAAATAAATAAATTAAAAGAAGCTAGTAAATATAGAGTTGATATAATGCATTGCTCTGATTTACAGGCTGAGTATAATATAACAGCTATACCTACAATTGTTATATTCGACAATGGTGTGGAAAAGTGTAGGTTTAACGCAAACATTATGTTTCAATTAGAGGCTGATAAAAAAGTTATACAAAATTCTATTGATACAATAATACTAAATAAATTTCAATAATTATGGCATTTAAAATGAAAGCGGGTAAAGAAGGACCCATGAAAAAAAACTTCGGAGATGCAGTTACACCAATGAATTTTAATGCTGGATTAAAAGCGGCATCAAAAGCTGGTAAGCTAGATAACAATCCTAAATTTAAAGCAGCTGTTGATAAAGCTCCTGTTAAACTAAAGAAAGATGGGGTTGTAACTGGTACTATGGATAAGCGTAGAAATTTAAAACAAATGGTCAACAAGGTTAAAGATGTTGTAAAAAAGAATCCAGAAGTTTTAGCTATTGGACCAGCTGGCTTAGCTATTTCTAAAGCAATTGCAAAAAGAAAAACTAAAAAAAATAACGATTCCCCTAAAAAATTTATAGGTGCAGCTTTAAGTGGTGCTATGAGTGGTATGGGTGGAATTGCACCAGGTGTTACTATGGGTTTAGGTGCTTTAGGTGGTTTACTTAATAAAAGAAAAAAAGGAAAAAGAGCTGCTGCAGGAGCTCAAGCTGCTGTTAGACGTGGTAGAGCTCCAATGATGCTTAAAGAAACAGGAGGTGATAAAAAAGAGCAGAGAAAATTAAAAAGAAAATTAAATAAGCTTGAAAGAGAACATAATAGAGATGCTAGAAGAACTGAAGGCTCTAAGTTAAGACAATTTCTTAGAAGAAAAAAAAATAAATAACTATGGCTTACGTACAAAAAAATAATCCTATACCTAGAACTGGATGTGGTAGACGCCGCATGGAGCAAATGATAAATCCATTTAAAATGAGCAAACAAGCTTTAAGTAAAATGTCGGGTCAATTAAAAAAAGCTAGCAAGCTTCATGCTGGCCAGGCAGCTAAAATAGATAAAGCTACTAGCGCTATGCCAATGAAAACACCTATGAAAAAAATAAGTGGTCCTTGTAAAGCCGCGGCTAAACGTAAGTTTAAAGTATGGCCAAGTGCTTACGCTTCAGGTTGGGGAGTAAGATGTACTAAAGCTGGTGGACCTAGTAAATTTGGGGGATAATGGCTAAGAAAACATCTAAGTCAATTACCTGGCACGACTCAGACGCACCAGATGCTAAAGGTAAATTTAAGGAATTAGCACCAAATGCTTTAGCGTCATGGCTTATTAAAACTAGAAAAGGTAACTTATCTAAAATAATAAGTAGTTTAAATCAACAGTACGTTTTTAATAGGGGTAAAAAACCTAGTTATGCTCGTAAAATGAAAACAGTTATGAATATAGTTAGGAAACGTTTGGGTAAAAAAGAAGATTCACCTCTTAAAAAAGATCCACTGGTTGGTACAGGTAAAAAACCTAAAGGTAGTGGAAGAAGACTATATACAGATGAAAACCCTAAAGATACTGTTGGTATTAAATTCGCAACAGTGGCTGATGCTAGAAAGACTATAGCTAAAGTTATGAATATAAACAAACCATATGCTAGAAAAGTACAGATATTAACTGTATTAGAACAGAGAGCTAAAGTTATGGGTAAAATGGAACAAGCTAGATTAGCTAAGGCTGCTAAAGCTAAATTAAAAAAGCAAAATAAAAATGTTTAAAGGTTTTAATATAGATAAGTTTAAAAATATAAAACCACCTTCTGATAATTCTTTTAACACAATGCAGGAGGTAAAACAACTTAATACTATACCTATGAATAAAACATCTGTTCAACGGTATGATAACATAGAAAAAACATTTGCTGATATAGCTGCTAAAAATAATATAACCAACTACGACTCTAAGCTAGTTGGCGATTTAATAAAAAAATCTGCGCCTATAGTAACTAAATTAAAAAAACATTTTAATAGACCTAGACCTAAAGTTATAGCTAAAAAGCTAGGTATTAACATGCAAGACTATGAGATGAGTTCTATGAAAACACCATCTTATCCTAGCGGTCACTCAACTCAAGGTATATTAATAGGTAAAGTATTGGCAGATAAGTTTCCAAAAGCAGCTAAGCAGTTTATTAAAGCTGGTAAAAAAATATCTGATAGTAGAAGAACAGCTAAAGCTCATTATAAATCTGATAGTATAATGGGTGAAAAATTAGGTGAAGCAATGTATCAACACGTAAAAGGTAAAGTGTAATGGCTTATATACAGAAATCAAACCCATTTAAAAAACAAAAAGGCGGTGGTACAACTAAAACTTGTTTACCAGCAGCTAAGATACGTGGCTTAAGTAAAGAAAAAAGACAACAGCTTGTTGACTCTAAACGAGCAGCTGGTGCTCAAGGTAAATATAAAAGATCATCTAAAACAAATGTTAAAGGCGCTCGTAAAAAAGGTGCTACACTAAGAGACTGGTTTCAAAAAGAAGACTGGAGGAGAGTAGATGATCCGTCAAAAAAATGCGGTGAATAATGGCTTACATACAATCAAACAACCCTTTTAAAAAAGCAGATGTTCGTAGAACTATAGGTAGAGGTAAAAACTTTAATCCTGTTTCTAAAGACAAGAGCGCTACTGGTGGTGCTGCTGGCGGAGGTATTACTCAAAGGGGAGTTGATGAATATAAGCGTAACAACCCAGGTAGTAAACTACAGACCGCTGTCACTACTCCACCGTCAGAATTAAAACCAGGTAGTAAGAAAGCTAAACGAAGAAAATCATTTTGCGCTAGGTCAAGAAGTTGGACTAGCGAAAGAGGTAAAGCTGCTAGACGTAGGTGGAATTGTTAATATATAAAACATAGAATAATATGGCATTTAAAATGAAAGGTTGGAGCCCTTATACGAAGGGCAAAACAAGTAAAAGATTAGATAAAGCTCAAACAGCATTGTCAGCAGCTGGTTTAGTTCCAGCCGTAGGTAACGTAGCTGATTTAGCTAACACGGCTATATCTGGCGCTAGAGCTGTAGGTGCTAAAATTAGAGGCGATAAAAAAGCTGTTAAAAGACATACCGCGGATGCTGCGATGAGCGCGGGTGCTATGCTACCTGTAGTTGGTCAAGGTATAGGCGCGGCAAGTCTTGCTAAAAGCGCGGCTAATATAAGTGGTAAAAAAGGTAGAACCATTGCAAAAAGAAAAACTAAAAGTAAAAAGAAAAATATTGGATAAAAAAAGGGGCTAAAAAGCCCCTTTATTATTTTAAGTATATATTATACTTAGCTATTTTTAATAGCTTGAATTTGCACTCTTACGTTCTGAGCAGCTTCTTTAATTGTTTGCATACTCTTTCTAGCTCTAGTTCCAGCGGATTTATTTCCACTCATAAACTTTTCTATTTCTTCGTGTGCACTGTGCATTTCATCTTGCATAGTGTCTAATAATTCTGGTAAATTCATATTTTAAATTTTATTAAATTAAACAACTTCACATGACCCACCAGCGCAAGCTAACTCGCCTGACAGATCTGTGTTATCTTCAGCTTCAATAACTTTCGTTAAATCTACGTTAGATAATACTTTAGACATTTTATTATATTTCGCTTCGTCAATGTCCTCAAACGGAGCCTGTGTATACGTACCACCATCATATGGTAGTACAGATAACCCATTGTAATATTCTCTATTATCCCACATCCATTCACCAGCTTTCTTCCATTCGTTTTCTTTTAAAGATATAGTTGCTGACACGTTATGTGTATTGCTACCTCGTCTATGACCAGGCCGTATCCACTCTTGTGCAACACGCTTAACCCTCTCAAGAGTATCAAATGGTGATTCAGTTCTAAGTATTGAACCATCAGGTGCTTTTTGTGGTATGGAAATAACAGCGGTATCGTGAGGTCTGAAGTACTCATCTTCAATTAATTCATTATGATTACCTAATAGATAATTATATATAGCCTCATTCTTTCCTACGCGCATCCTACGGACATAATAATCATTATGCCAGGCGTGAATGCCCGAAGACGTTCCGAGGACCAGAGATGTCGTCCCTGCAGGTTTTACAGTTGTACATCTAGCTGATGAATTAATCCC